ACGGATCAGAGGTAAGGGTCGATGGCATCAACTACATCGCACGCCAGGAGCCAATGCGCGTGGGCGATGGCCTGCTGTGCGTTGTGTCTTTGATGGAGATTGCTGGATCTGCTGTGACGCCGACAGGCGGCATTAGGCCGATGACTTTGGCAGACCTGGCTGATGTGGATGCTGCCGACGCTCAACAAGGAGACGTGCTGATTAACGACGGAACCAACTGGGTCAACACGCCTAGGGTGGACGGAGGCGGAGCTTGATCAATGGCGACAACACGTCAACGGATCCAGCTGCGCCGCGACACAGCCGCTAATTGGACAGCGGCAAATCCGATCTTGCTGGCTGGTGAAATTGGCGTAGAGCTGGATACGAAAAGAATGAAGCTGGGTGATGGCGTCGCATCTTGGAATGCCCTTGCTTATTTTGACCCGCAGTCAGTAAACGGATTACCTGAGGGCGGAGACAGCGGAAATGTACTGCTCAAAACCAGCCAAGCAAATTACGACGCAGACTGGCTGCCTAGTCTGGATGGAGGAACGTTCAATTAACGATGGCACGTCTACAACTCAAGCGGGGCCTTAAGGCCAACTTGCCCACCACCGGTATGCTGGCGGGCGAGCCTCATGTCACGACTGATCGGGGCACGCTGCATGTGGCAACAGATGCCACCACCAAGTTGGCGGTTGTTCCAGCGGTCGATGACCTGACCACGCTGGCCAGCATCAGCGGTGCTGATGATCTGATCCTGATTCACGATGCCAGCGAAACCAGCGGACAGAAAGAGAAAAAGATCACCTTCAATAACTTCAAGACTGCGCTGAATATCCCTGAGACCAGCACAGACGAAAAGGTTGCTGTGGTGAGTGGCGGCACTGCTGGCTACATCTGGGGCACTGATGGCACCAATGGCGTGATTCGCCTTAACAGCAGCCTTAGCTGGACCAAGGACGCTGGCAATGGCTTTGTGACCATTGCGGTTGACACCGTGGACGGCGGGACTTTCTGACGTGCCTCGTAACGCCAAAATCCTGATTCGCAGCGGGACAGCGGCGCCAAGCGCTGGTGACTTTGACGTTGCAGAACCCGCGTGGGACAAGACGAACAGCAAGCTGTACGTCAAGAACGCAGCTGGCTCCATGGTGGAGATTGGCGGCAGCGGTGGCGTCAGTGACGGCGATAAAGGCGACATAACTGTTTCAGGTGGAACAACCTGGACCATCGACAACGATGCCGTCACCTACGCCAAGATCCAGAACGTCAGCGCAACAGATCGCCTACTAGGACGCAGTACAGCGGGCGCAGGCGACATTGAGGAGATCACTTGTACTGCTGCTGGCAGGGCCCTGCTGGACGACGCCGACTCAGCAGCCCAGCTCACCACGCTGGGCGCTGCTGCAGTCAATCAGACCACCTACGTCGGCACCACAGCGATTGCCCTGAACCGTGCAAGCGCAGCGCAAGAGCTCACCGGTATCAACGGCATTCAATTTCCGGCTACGCGAGTCGCATCTGCGAACGCTAACACGCTAGACGACTATGAAGAAGGTACTTTCACGCCCCGCATAGATGGAGCCACGCAAGCCGGCACCGGCACCTATAGCGTCCAATCAGGCACTTACATCACCATCGGCGCACTTACATTCGTCCGAGGAATTCTTACTTGGAGTGCTCATACGGGAACTGGCGCCATGCGCCTGGCCGGATTACCTGTTGCTGCCGCATCTGATGGCGTTGGCTCAATGACTTATTCATCTCTAACATTTACTGGCAATACACCCGCGCTTGAAATCGTAGATGGCCAAGCCTACGCAAGCGTAGTCATCCGTCCGGCGACTAACCAAACTGCTGGAACGGTAAGTATTGATACTTCTGCTACCATTGAGTTTAGCTTCTGCTACAGGACAGGCTGATGGCGACTTTCACCGAACGTCAAGAGTTTCAGATTCAAGTTGAGCCGCCTTATTCGGTTATTCAGTGCCGTCGCGCTGATATTGTCGAAAAGGACGGCGTAGAAATTTCCCGTAGCTATCACCGCCATGTTCGTGTTCCTGGTGAAAATGTGAGCGATGATTGCGCCGAGCTGCAAACAGTTGCAGCTGCGCTGTGGACACCGGAGGTGATCGCGGCCTACCAAGCCAGTATGCCGCAGCCTGCGCTAGAGCGGGCCCGCAACGAAGACGGCACCTTTATGGCTGACGACCCGACCACTCCAGAAGACGAGGCCTGGGTAGCGGCCGAGTAACTCAGGCAGTCCATACTCTGCTACTAAACCAGGCAACTATGGACGCCGCCGCAATCATCTTCATCACCACGGTGGTGGTTGGCGCAATCGACAAAATCATCGAACGGTTCTATCCGCACTCCAAGGTCAACAACCTGATTGACCTGATCCTTCGTTTCCTCGGCACCATCCCACCCTTGGGGAAGCTCTGAAGCCGGGCCCTAACCGCTCGGCAACGGTCACGCTGTTTCAGATCGGCGGACCCAGCACCCAGGACAAACTGGACCGGCTGGTGAACGAACAGCGCATCCCCGCCCGCGTCACTCAGGCCGTTGACGCCTGGCACGACACCCAGCCACCAGCCACACCAGAACCCGAGATCATCCACCACCCAATCGACCCGGAGCTGCAGACCGGCGAATCCCAGCTGCTGGGCGGAGCAATGCAAATCAAAGCCCCCTGGTCCACAGACTGAGGCATGAGCACCAAACGCGAACAAATCCTGGTTGCTGTCGCCACAGCCTTGGCCAGCACCACTGGCGCCACGGGCCGGATTTACCGCAGCCGGCAGGAGGCATTCAGCCGGAACGAATCACCCGCAGTGGTCATCGAACCGGGCACAAGCACCACAGCCACAGAACCCGTCAGCACCTGCAAGATCGACCACACCTTCACCCTGGTGATCGCCGTCTACGCCCGCGGCACGATCCCCGATCAGGTGGCGGATCCAGTGGTCAAGTCGGTCCACAGCCTGCTGATGGCCGACCGCAGCCTGGGCGGCTTGGTGATGGACCTCTGGCCGCTGGGCCGGGATCCGCAGTTTGAGAAGGCCGACTTAGCCGCCGTGTGGGAGGTGCTGACCTACCGCATCCGGTACCGGACCAGCGTCACCGATCTGGGCGTGTAACTGAGCTCCATACCCTGCAGATGTGGAATCACAGCGCCTGCATGGCTCGCTCTAAGCCTGACCCCGATCCCCGGCCCACCGATGGCGGCAGCTACCTGCTGGACGAGGCCACCGGCAAGTGGATCGACCAGGACGCCAAGCCTGCCGAGTGCGTGATGCCTTGCCCTATCGACATCAAGGCCGATGCCTCTCTCGACGCGTAAGCGCCTGCTGCTCGCGGCGGCAGAGCAGACCTACGGAACCGCACCCGCCTTCACCGGCGCCGATGCCTTGCTGGTTTCCAATCTGGAAATCAACCCGCTCGATGTGAACCTGCTCGATCGCGAGCTGGTGCTGCCGTTCTTTGGCAACCGGGAGAAAGTCGTTGGCCAGCGGATGGCCAGCGTCACCTTTGACGTTGAGCTGGCCGGCTCCGGCGCTGCCGGCACTGCTCCACGCTGGGGCCGCTGCCTGCGGGCCTGCGGCTTTGGTGAGACGGTGGTCAACGCTGCCAGCGTCACCTACGCCCCGGCCAGCGCCAGCATCATCAGCGTGAGCCTGGACTTCAACGCTGACGGCAACCGCCACCTGCTCACCGGCTGTCGCGGCACCGCCAGCCTGAACCTGGCCGTGGGCGAAATCCCCAAAATCTCGTTTGAGTTCATGGGGATCTACAACGCTGCCGGCAAGGCGACCCAGACCACCCCGACCTTCGCCAACCAGGCCGCCCCGGTGGTGGTCAACAGCCAGAACACCACCAACGTCACGGCGTTCAGTTTCAGCAGCTGCATGGAGTCGTTCAGCCTGGCGCTGAACAACGAGACCCCGTTCCGCCAGCTGGCCGGCTGCACCCAGAACATCCCCATCACCGACCGCGCCCCATCCGGCGAGCTGGTGATTGAAGCGCCCACCACCGGCAGCGGCGCTGGCGAGAAGGATTTCTTCGCTGCAGTGTCGGCCCAGACCCTGGGCGCGATCGGCTGGCAGCACGGCCAGACCGCTGGAAACATCGTCACGTTCAACGCCCCGACGTGCAACCTCGACTCGCCGACCTATGGCGATTCGGACGGCGTGATCATGCTCAACCTCCCCTTCATGCCGGTGCCCACCAGCGCTGGCAACGACGAATTCTCCCTGGCCCTGACCTGACATGGCGTTTGTCCTGAAGCAATCGGCCACGTACACCTGGCCGATCACCTTGGTGCTGCCGATCGACGGTGGCCGCCGCGAGAAGCACACCTTTGACGGCGAGCTCCGCCGGCTGCCCCAGACCCGCATCAACGAGATCATCCGCCAGGCCCGGCTGCAGGAGCGCGGCAAGCTCACTGATGATGAGGAACTACAGGACCAGGATGCAGCCAAGGAGATCCTGGCTGGCTGGACCAACGTCGTCGATGACAAGGGCGAGGAAGTGCCGTTCTCTGAGTCGGCGCTGAATCAGCTGCTGGAGATCCCCACAGTGGCCGGCCAGATCGTGCGCACCTGGTTTGAGAGCCTCGAGGTGGCCAAGCGAAAAAACTGACCGGCGCCGTTGATCACTGGTGGCACGGTGATGGCGGCGCCAATGATGAGTTGCTGGCCGACCTGGCGGCCTATGGCGCCGATGCGTCATGCCTGCCGGAAAGTGTGACCAAGCCACAGGAGTACGAAATCTGGCCTGAGCACGAGGACGCCGTTGTGCTGTTCCTGCGCTGTCAGACCCAGTGGCGCG